CCGCCCGGATCGGTCAGCGTGTTTTCGCGCGAGGATGCCGCGCTCTCATTGCCCGCCGTGTCGACCGCCGTCACCCAATAGCGATAGGTGCCGCCCTGTGATTCAAACAGCGCGAAGAAGGTGGTCGAAACCGTGCCTCGCACGATGGCGCTTTCCGCGAACGGCCCGACCGAAATCCGGTAATGGTCGATCGGCAGGCTGGCCCGTGCACCATCCCAATAGAGCAGGACGTTGTTGCCGATCACTCGGCTTGGGCGCTGCTCCACGCTTGGTGGCGTGATCTCGACCGTGATCGAGGCCTCGGCGCTTTCATTGCCGGCCACGTCCACCGCGGCAATCGACCAGGTTTCCTGCCCGCCCCAATCCGCCTTGATGGTGAACAGGTTCGTCTTCGGCGCGTCCACCGGCAGCCCGTCGCGGCGCACGATGTAATGGCTGATCGGAAACTGTGCCGCCGGCGTGTCCCATGTGAGGACAAAGTTCGGCCCGTCAAACCGGTGCGCCACACTCGGCTGCTCCGGCACGCGGATCGTGACGCTGGTCTCCGTCCAGTTTTCCGAGACCAGCCCGCCGCTATCCACGGCCCGCACCCGGAACTCGTAGACCTGGCTCTCCGTGCCTCCGGTCGGCAGAACGTCTGTTTTATAATTCGTCGCGTCGATAATATCGAGCCGCTGCCAGTCGCCCTCGATCAGCTGCTCGACATGGTAAGCCTCGATATCGATCACATCGACATCATCCCAGCGCAGCCGCACGGCGAAGTTCTCGAGCGTCGCTTCCAGCCCCGTCACATCCGGCGGCGGCGTCGTGTTGCCGATGACGGTCTCGGTTGCTGTCGCCCAATCCGATGCCACGCCCCAAGGCGAGATCGACCGCCAGCGAATATCGTAAGTTTCGCCCGTGTCCACATCCGGGAAGGCCAGCCGCTCGCCCCGGTCGAAGATGTCGCCGGCCCAGGTCTCCGAGCCTTGCTTGCGCCACTGGCCCTCCACCCGCGCCACGGGCACGCCACTGCCGGACGGGAAGCCCAGCACGGTCACGATCTGCGCAATCAGGCTGCCGTCATTGCCGCGCATCATGGCGCTCTCATCCGAGCGCACATACTCGATCACCGGCACCGGCGGCGGCAGTTTCTGCACGTCCACCGGGGCTGTGATCGTCGCGTCATAATCGGGCATCGGCTGATCGATCGCGTAAATCTCCGGCGCGTAGGGGATCAGCTCCAGCACCGCGTCCCGCTCTTCGCCGGGCTCGATGCTCTTGACGATCAGGTCTTGCGTGATGCGGTCCGCCTCGCCGAACGCGATCAGGTCGCCGACCTCTATCTCGCTCGGCATCCCGTCTGCGAGCGTGACCGTGCTCCACTCGCCCGGCGTGGTGATGATCGGCACCGTGTGCAGGGTCGCGGTCTTGTCCCGCGCCATAAAGGCGTAAAGCTTTCCCGCCTCCATCGGGAAGGCCTCGTCGAAGGTGACCTCGCTGCCGTCGATGGCGGCAATCCGCGCCGACCCGAGGCCGACAAGAATGGCGTCATGCGCATGCTGGACGCGATCGCCGCGCTTGACCCGCATGTGCTCTATGTCGGTTGTCAGGCGGAATGTTTCCGGCCGCAGGATCGCTTCGCGGATGGTCTCATACCCGGCCCGGATCGCTTGCTCCAGGTTCGCGCAGCCATAGCTGATATCGAATATCTCGAACTCGGTGGCCATCTCATTGCCATTGGTGCCGAGATCGTTGAAGCCTTGCCGATAGACAACAACCTCGGACTGCTCCCAAGTCTGAGGATCGAGGTATTTCACCCGCAAAGCGTGCGGCACCTTGACGTATTCGCGCTCGCCCTGAAAGCCCCAAGAGTTGCGCGGCGTGAACATCTGGCGCGCCGATGGCTGTTCGCGCTCCCAGATGACGCCGAACTTGCCGTCACTCATATCCAGCGAGCCGCGCCCGAAGGACAGCACCTGCTGGATCACCGAAAACCGATCGCCGGGCTGCACGATGGCGTTGAACTCATAGCCCCGATCCGCGCAGAACTCGGCGAAGGCATCGAGATCGATGATCTTCGTCGGATCCAGTTTCGTCCGAGCGCCAAGCCCCGTCAGCGCATCGTGAAACTGCCATGCCGGAGAGGCGGTCTCGACCCAACCCTCACCCGGGATGTCGATCAAGCTCGACGCCACGCAGGACAGGTTGTCGATCATGCCGTTCAGCTGGTCGGTCGCCTTGATACGGAGCGCGATCATCGCCAGCGGCTTCGGATGATTGATCGGCGGCGTGCCCATGTCGATCGAGCGCATCACCGACCAGACCGATTTCGTGAAAGCGCGCGAGGCGTCCGGCGCTATCGTGCGGCTGCCCTGCTTTGTCTCCAGCCGGGTGAGGCGCACATCGTATTGCCCATCCGCCGGGACCGCGAAGCGGACGCTGCCGCGAATGGTGTCCCGGGTCCTGGCGCGGAACGTGAATGAGTTTGAAATATAGCGCTTCTCGTTGACGGTGACGGTCTCGGTCCACGTCTCGTTGAAGCACTTCCCGTCGCGCCCCAGATTCGGATAGCAGCGCCGCCCGCTTTTCTTGACCGTGCGCTGGACCGGCACCAGCGTATAAGCCTGCTCCTCGGACACGTTGCCGGCTGTGTCGAGGATCGTGGCATCGAACCAGTCTCCGCCGTCCTGATTGCGCAACTCGATCTTGTAGCCGACCTCGACCTGATCGATGCCGAAATCCTTTTCTCGCTGTCGCCCCAGCCCGCCCGAAAAGGTGATGTCGATCGAAGCCTCGGGAATGTCCCGGCCCAGCGTGCGGACTGCGCTGTCATTCGTCGCGTCCATCGCGATGCCGAGCGGCTCCTCGGCCACAATGCCGCGATAGAGCGTGATCGGCTCATCATCCCAATGGCCGGGCCGGACCTCGATCTCGTAATCATCGAAATGGGTGATCGGCGTTTCACCGATCCGGATATCGCTGATCTCCAGCGGCCCGTGCCCGACCACCAGCAGCATGCGGAGATACTGATCGTCGCCAGCGATCTCGGTATACGGCTTGGCGCCAAGCTTCGGCACCACGCGCACGCGGCCATAGATCTTGTCGATCGTGCCGAAGGGCGCGAGCTGGTTGCTCTGTCCCGAAATGCCCGGCAGGCGCTCGGCCTCTCTGGGCGCACCCGGCGGCTTTGGCGGCTTGATCAGCATGCGCTGCGCAATCATGCCCACGACGCTGATCCCGATGCCGATCAGCGACCATGTGGCTGCGCTGAGGCCAAGGAACAGCCCTGTGCCTGCTGCAATCCCTGCAGCGCCCGCAAAGGCTGTCCCCAGCGCCGCAATGACCGCCACCACAGGCGCGGTCGGCACCGTGCGTATGATGACATCCTCGCCCGGCGATGGCTTATAGACGGCGTATTCCTCGGGCTGCAGGATGCGCCCGGCAGCCAGCACAACCGCATGCCGGTCGCCCAGCATGTCAGCGATCACGCAGCCGCAGCGAACCTCGAGATCATGCCGTTCATCCGAAAAGACGACCGGGTAAACGGTGGCGTTAAACGAGGTCACGGTGGCGATAGATGCCCCAGAGACGGTTCCGCCAGCGCTGACAGTCGAGACGCTCGATGACGGCATTGCATCCCCTCTGGAGGTGAATCATGTCGACGCTGTCGAGCGCGACCCCAACATGCGCCGGCACCCCGGCAACAATCAGTGCGATCAGGTCAAATGGCCGCGGGCTATCCACGCGAACAAACTGGCGTGCCTCGGCCTCGATATGCGGGCGAAAATCGGTGATCTCGCCCGCGCCATCCGGGTTGGCGTCGGAGCATGGGAGGTCGATCATCAATTCCTGCCTGTATATCAGACAGGCCAATCCCCAGCAATCATAGCGCGGCCCGCGCCCGCCGAACTCATAGGGCAGGCCGATATACGGCCCAGCATCCAGATGGCGCACCTAGAAAAACACGCCCGGAAAAGTGGAGGGCAAATATTGGCCATCCGGAAAAGCCTCATCGAAGATGTTCGGCGCGCCAATCTCTGCGGTAATGCTATGCAGGTCATAGGTGACGCGCTTGACTTCCAACTCGCCGCTCGTTTCCTCGACATGGTCCGGGCGCGATGCGGCGATCAGCTCCACCTCGACCGTCGGGCGCTCGAAGCCCTGCCGAATGACGGCGATCAGATCGCGCGAGACATTGGAGAACGTCAGCGTGGCGTTGCTCAGCTCATCACCGCTCTTGCGCATCGGGCGATAGGTCATATCCGCCGCGTGATAGGTGCGGCCCCGGCTCACCACATCCTCAGTATTCAGCGCCAGATAGCCGGTATCCTCGCCCTCGGCCCGGAACGTCACCAGGTCGATATACGCCTCGCCGCTGTTCTCGCCCATCAGGTCGGCGACCATCTCGGCGCTCACCATGCCTGCAGCACCATGTCGATCTGCCAGCCCACACCAAGCGGCGAATGCGCCGGCGGCTCCATGAACTGATATTCATGCGGTGCGCCATCGACTGCCGCATCAAGCCCGGGCCATGTGAACCGTATGGCGCCATCCAGAAGCGCCCCACGGAAGAAGGCTGTGAACGCCGCACGCTGCGCATCATCCACATAGATCGAGCAGGCGACGTTGATCGGAGCGCGTGTTGCCCGGCGGCGCGTCTTGCCCGGCCCTGTGCCCGTCTGCGAGCGCACAAGGTTGTCCTGCGCTGCAATGCGCAACCCGCTCCGCAGGGGCGCCTCCGGGAGCGCGCCCGGCCATACAACAGCCATCAGGAAACCCCTCCGCGCTTCAGGCCGAAAGCGCCAGCCATGTTCCGGCTGATCGGACCGCGGTTGGAGATGTCCTCGTTGACCGTGCCGATGATGATTTCCCGGATGATGCGTCCGTCGCCCACATCGCGCGTGTTCGTCTGCACCTCTTGCCCGCCGTAGTTGTGGATATGCTCCTCGACATGGACGCCACCGCTGCCGCCCAGCATCTTCTTCGTTTCAGCGTTGTTGTAGACCCGTGATGGCTGCCCCAGGTGGACGATCTCTGCCCCACGCTCCCCAACCATCGCCCAGCCGCGCCCAACGCCTCCATTCGCGAATTTCGGCACGAAGCTCGGTGTCGAGAATGCTGGCCCTCCGGCCGGAACCGGGCCGCCGATCTTCAAGCCGCCACCAAATGCTCCAAGGATCGAGCCAAGGATGCCACCGCCAGAACCGCTGAGCATCTGCTCCAACGCTTTGGTGATCTGGTCAAAGACCTGGTCGATCAGGCGGTCGCGGAGCCGCGTCATGACGGACATCATCATGTCCGAAAAGGACATCGCGCCGTCGATCCCACTCTTGAATGCATCTTTCAGGGTATCGCTGATCTCTCCGCCAAGCGTGTTGAACTCGGTGGTGACAGGAACCGTGAAGCTCGTGGAAACCCTCTCTGCGGCCTCCGCTGCAGCCTGCGCCGCCTGCTCGGCGCCATCCTGGATGCCGATGGCGAGGCCATCCATCAGGTCGTGGCCAAGCTCCATCCATACCAAAGATGGCGAGCGGGTTTTTGTTTTCTCACGGGCGTCATCTTCGAGGTCCTGCATCATGTCGGTAATGTGGCCACTCACGGCGGGACGGGAGAGCACCACACCCTCACCGACGCCGGCCATCCAGTCTCTCCCAAGCGCAACGCCAGCCGCGCGGGCGTCGCCGTCTGCCCCGGCCTGCCCGAAGATGCTTGCCACGGACGCTTTAAGAGAATTCCAGGTCTCAATTATACCGTCGACGAAGCCTTGGACCATCTCGACGCCCCATTGCTTCAGCTTGGCTGGCAGCTCCTTGACTGTGTCGATGATATCGGTTGCGGCCTGCTTGAACCCGGGGACGATGGCCTCGATGATGTTGAGGATCGCGTTGATGTTCGCCCTCGCGACCTCCTTCATACCCTCCCAGACTTGCTTCATCCCCTCGACGGCAAGCGTCAGGTCGCCGGTCAGCAGTCCAGAAATCGTGTCAATCACGCCACCAATGATGATAGCGTTGGCTTCCATTACGTCCTTGATCCCGTCCCAGACGGCGGAAAACACTGCCTTCAGCTTGTTCAGCCCTGTCTCGAGGATCGGAAACCGCTCTTTCAGCTCATCCCAATTGGCTGCAACGTAAGCAGCGGCACCCGCAGCCGCCCCCAGCGCCAGGACAACCAATCCGAACGGGCTGGCCAGCGCTGCTGCCACGACCGCCATAGAGCCGAGCGCAATAAGCAGCGGCCCGATCGCAGCAGCAAGTCCGGCAATGATCGTCCCCCATTTCAGCAGCTGCGGGCTGCTTTTGGAAACCTCCTGCACCCACCTGGACACGGCTTTGACCAGATCCGTCATGAATTTCAGCAAGCCAGAGTCGGCAATGGCGATCATCAAGCCCTCGAAGGCAGACTTCAGCTCGCGCATGGCGCCGTTGAGGCCTTCCATCTGGACCGCAGAAATACGTTCGGCAGTGCCGCCGCTTTCCTCCAGATCCTTGGTCAGATCGCGAAGCGCGTCCGAGCCTTGCGACACCAATGCCGCCATCGCCGGGCCGGCACGATCGCCAAAGATCTCCATGAACAGCCCAGCATCCTCCGCATGTGGCCCAAGCTGCTCGATAATATCCGATAGGGGCAAAAGCCGCCCCTCAGTGTCCGTAAAATTCATCCCGGCAGAGCGCAGAACGCCATCAAGGTCATCTGTTGCGCCTTCCATGAAGGCCAGCATTTCGGCGGCCTCTTCCGCCTCGAGATTCAGGCTCTCGATAGTCTTAGTGACGCTCTTTGAGGGGTTCAGCAGCCGCGACATGGCACCCCGCAGGGACGTGCCTGCCATGGATCCTTGGATGCCTGCATTCCCCATCAGCCCGATTGCGGCAGCCGCTTCCTCAAACTGCACGCCGGCAGCGCTGGCCACCGGGCCGGCGTATTTCATGGCTTCGGCCAGACCACGCAGATCAGTGTTCGCGCTGGTAAAAGCCTTGACCAGAACGTCGGTCGCATGGCCGAGCTCGGATACATCCTTGCCATATCCGGCTAGAATGTTGGTGACGATGTCGGCGGCTGAACCCATGTCCAGCTGCGCTGCAGAGGCAAGCTGCAACGTGTCTGGCATGGCCGCGAGGATATCGTTTGCGTCCATGCCGGCCATTGCCAGGAAGTTCATGGCTTCCGCCGCTTCCGACGCGGAGAATTGCGTCGTCGCGCCAAGCTCTTTCGCCTGCTCGCGGAGCGCCTCGAACTCCTCGCCGGTTGCGCTAGAGACGGCCTTGACTTGTCTCATGGCCTGCTCGAAATCGCCGGCCGCCTTCAGCGTCAGCGCGCCAAATCCGGCAATCGGCGCGGTGACATAGGCCGACATATTGCGGCCGACGCGCTGCATCGACTTACCGACATTCTTCAGCTGCCCGCGCGCGTTCTTCAGGCCGTCCGAGAACTGCGCAGAATCCAGGCCAAGAAAGACCCTTAGCGCGCCAATGGTCGCTTGTGCCATTACATGCTACCTTTCAGGCCGCCATCATTTCAGGGATAGATTCAATATGCGCATAGCTATTGCTCTTGCTGCCATGCTCGCCGGCGCAACCGCATCCTTTGCAGATGACGATATCGCCGCTGGGTCCAGGGCCATTTGCTATGCGTCGGGCGTCAGGATCGGCGAAGCCACGATGAGCGCGATCAACACTGACCGTGAAATCCAAGAATGGATGTCCCAGCGCGACGATGACGAAGCCATGGACGTGATACTCAGTCACGTGGCAAAGGTCACCCGCACTTTTCCCCAGACATATGCATTCTGCTTGCAGACACTGGGCCTGCCGGACAGCGGCGTCGAGGCGCTTGGAAAGGGTGTCCTGAAGTTCGCCCGCGAGGGTATTTTGGCTGACGACTAGCCCGCCGCCAGCCACGTCCGCAGCACCGCCTTCATTTCCTCTGGCGTCTGCCTGCGGCGCCGGCGGTCGGCCACCATCATCTTGTCCAGCTTCGGCATGCGCTTGCTCCGATGCAGGGCCTCGATATGCCATGCAAGCCACGCCAGGCCGTTCTGCTCACGCCGTATCCTGTCACCGGCGCCTGTCATGATCGTCTCGATCTCGCGCGGGGTCAGCCGCCAGAACTGGCTCGGGTCCAGATCGGCGGATACCCAGGACCGCAGCAGCGCTTGCGGGTCTAGGCCGCCCCCTTCCGAGGGCGCGCCTTCTTTCCCTCTGCCTCCGCTTGCGGGAATGCCGCTGCGAACGCCGCGCTGACGGCCTCACCAGCCGCAGGCACGCCGACCTCGCTGATGATGTCGCCAGCCTGCTTTTCGCTGGTGCCGGGATGCCGCTCTTGCAGCCCGGCCCAGATGACGGCCCGCAGCGTGCGCATGCTCAGGCCAGTCTCCATCTCGGTGCCGATTTCCGTGATGCTGCGGCCAAGGGCATCTTCCAGATCGCAGATGGCGTTAATCGAGAAGACCAGCGTATGGTCGCCCAAAGCGACTTCGCCACGATGCGGGTTCGCCATCAGCCTCCACTCCCGCCATCCGCCCAGGTCTCGGCGCCAGACTTCTTGACAGTGAAGCTCAGGCTCATCTTGTCATCGACCGGGGCATTCCACGAAACGCTGGTAACGATGGCCTCGACCGTCAGCGTCACGCCGTCTGGAAATGTGACCTTGTGCTCAGAAGGCGTCCCGGCAGTCTGCTCCGCAACCAAAAGCTGATGCGTGCTGTCATTTGGTGCAAAGTTCAGCTCGACGGTGATTTCACCGCCTTCGATCAGGCCACCGATGAACTCCCGACGCCGGTTCGGGCTTTGCATATGGGTCACATCAATCAGGTCGGTGTCGTCGCTCCCGCCCTCGATGTTCACGACCTCTCCAAGGTCCGTGAATGTGCTTCCATTGTCCTTGATCGAGTATTTCGAGCCGTAACCGATGCTCGCATTCGTCGCCATTTGTCGCGCTCCTTATTCGATGTAATGGACCATCAGATCCATACGGTGGCGATGCAGATAGTTGACCACATCGGCGCCGGACCCGGCATCGCTCTCCTGCCCGGTGCTTTCATTGTCGATGAAAATGCCCTCGATCCGAACGCCACGAACGGCACCACGAAACCCGGACAGAGCCTGACGGGCCGCATCTGCAACCGACCGAACGGCACTGAATGTCAGGCCGAATGCGTCCAGCTGCAGCCGCCTCCGCGTGTGTCTTGTCGGTCCGGACATGGTGTAATCACGCGGGCCGCTGATCCATGACAGGCGCACATACGGGCCAGCTGTCGGCGACACGCTTTCGGCCCAACCCCAATGAACACGGCCGCCAGCAACGCCAGCAAGCCGCGCAATCAGCGCCTCCTCGATCGCCATATCAACCAGCCTTCGCTGCTGCTGCAGCTTGACGGGCTCGCTTGCGAGCGAGGCGATCCGCTGACTTCTTGATCTCGATCCATAGATCCTTGCGGATGCCCGTAAGCACATCTTGCTTGTGACTGTCCCAAGCAGGCCGCATGAAGGGCTGCGGTGGCTGATTCACGGTGCCGAACTCCTGCAAATGCGCCTGCGGGACACTGCCCGCGCCCGCGAATAGCTCGACTGTCAGCTTGCCGGTTGCTTTTCGATGCAGCCTACGCTGCCTCCTGGAGAGCTTGGACGACACGCCCATGCTCTCGACTAGAGTCATGGTGTCGATCGGGGCGCGCGATGCCGCATTGAGCAGGAACGGCTCCAGGTTCTTTCGCCCGACGCGCCGCAGCACGTTCTTGCCGGTCGCCTTCGGGAGCTCGCCAAGCGCTTTGTCCAACTCCCGCAGTCCCTTGATCCTGACTGTCTGATTGGCCATTCAGACCTCCCGCGATGCCCGAATTTCGAGGAAGCGCAGCGGGTCGCCTCTCTTCTCGCGCACTGCCTGGATGTTCCAGCATGCCCCGTCATGGGAAAGACGATCAGCGGGGCGGATAGCTTCCGATACGCGGTCCCGCCGGACCGTAAATCGTGCCCCAAGGGACGCCCCGAGAGCGCCCGCCGCAATCAACTCCGAGTCCGAGACATCTTCTCTTGCAGCAGGAACATTGCAGGCAAGCAGAACCCATGTCTTTATGGGTTCATTCAGATCATTGTAGGCGATCTCTGCCCGCTCGATGGTCACGCGGCGATTAAGCCGACCAGCCGACATCCTCATCTTACGCCATCGCCGGATCGCGCATCTGGTAGAGCGCCGCCGTCACCATCCACGGCAATTGCCCATGGCTGAATGCACCAGCATCGTCCACATCAGGGCTGCGGTAGTAATGCCCGGCCAGGATCAGGATCGCATTCTCGACAGAGACTTGATCGGCTGGCGAGGCAGCATCGTGATCCTCTCTCTTCCATCCGAGATAGCGGAATACGGCAGCCGTCGCCGCAGCGATGTAGCGCTCGAGGATGAAGTCATCCTCCGGGCTCGCACGCAGGGCTTCCCGCGCCGTGCAGAGGTCCAAGGGACTATCGATCACCTGCAGCCTCCTTGATCGCCTTGCGCACCACAGGGGCCAAGCGCTCAGTCAGCTGAGGCAAGGCCCGCTCCAGGAATGGGTCCATGTCCGGGATACGCCCATCACGGCCTCGCTTGACGGCAAGACGCCAGTCATCACTCTCGCCGGGCTTTGCACTGGTATCCCTCTGAGCGATCCAGAGGCTCCCGCCCCACGTCACACTGTCGCCCGGCTCGTATGCCCTGCCCTCGCTGTAAACGCCGCAGTCCAGGGTCACGGGAAGAGAGAAGCTGAATTCCTTCCGGCGATCACCGCGCTCGAAGACAAGCGTGAACTCGCGGTGCCCGTCATGCGTCACCGTCAGGTCATCAAAGCCGAGCCCGTCCGCACCGTCCTTGCCGGGCGCTCCGGGCTCGCCATCCTTGCCGACGACTGGCCCGAGCTCGCGCTTGGTGCCATCCTGCATGATGACGACAAGCGATCCGCTGCGATCGATCAGGGTTTCCGAGATGCCGAGTCCATCTTCGCCCCTATCCCCAGGATCGCCCTTGTCCCCTTTCTCGCCCTTCTCGCCGGGCTCTGCAGGCGGCAGCGCTGCAACCGCACGCTCGATCTCGGGCAGCAACCGCGCCGCGATCTCTTCCACATCGGCGTCCTTGCCGGGGGGGCCAGCGGGACCGGGCGGGCCAGCATCCCCTTTCTCAGGGGTCGGGCGACCTGCCAATTCTCGCCGCAGGCCTGCCACCTCGGACAGCAGGTCCGCCACCTCTTTGCGCAGAGCCTCCGACTCTCGGGCCACATGGTCCCGGACAACGGGGGCTAGCTCGCGGGCAAATGCCTGCATCTCCGCATGCTTCATTCTGCGAGCTCCCGTTGCAGATAATAGGCGATGCCAGCGGCAACCTCCTCAGGAGGTGTTTCCGGCTCGGGCGCAGGCGCGGCCTCAGGCGGGCCACTCTTCGCCGCATCGATCAGCATCGAGTCACGCGCCGCGATGGCCTCCAAAGAGTGATCCTGCTGCTGCAGGTAGATCGTATCCCCGCCAGAGATGCGCTTCAGGGACAGCTTCGCCCTACGCTCGTCCAGCGTCATCACCGACTTGGCCTTCTCGAGCACGTCCATCTGCGTCACGCTATCCATGCGCAAAAGACCGCTGATATCAAACTCGGTGCTCAGATTGCTAGGAAGGCCTAAACCTTCATCAAGCACCGACTCCGCAGACTCGATCATGATCTGCAACGCCTGCGCGTAGTACTCGACGTTAAGCGACTGGATGTTTGCATAGGTCGGCATGGGTCCGAGACCGATTTTGTAGGGCGGTACGCGGAAAACGCTGCACACAACATCAGCAGCCCATTTGAGCTGCTCGATAAGCTGCGCGTCCGTCGCAGTCATGCGCATGGGAACGAAGCTAAGACCGTCCCCCAGAACCGCTACCTTGCCGGCAGAGTCCCCGGAGAACCTGCTTTCCCAATAGTCTTTGAGCTTCTGCGCCGTCTCGTCCGAGATCGCGCCCGGCGCGCTCAGAATGCCTCCGGGAAGCGCCTGGTTGCCGAAAAACGCAGTGCTGTCGCGCTGGATGGACAGCCCCTGCATGGCAGCCAGGCCCGCCGCCACGATAGGCGACATGCCGACCAGCGGATGGTAGAGGCAATTCATCCTGTCGTGGATGATCTCGCGCGCGGGCACAGTCACGTCGTCATCGACGCGCGCGATATTGTCGGATCTCAGCCGGTAAAACACGTCCCCGCTGTCAGATACCAGCGGCTGCACACGCTGCGGATCCAGAACGTAGAGGCGCGTCACCACGCCCCGTGCATCACGCTGCTTTAGCAGGTAGGCGTTGCCGCTCGACAACTTGGACAGGATCCAGTTTTCGACGAATTGGATGCGTGTCTGAAAGTGGTTCGGCTTGCGCAACAGCGGCGAAAAGGCCGAGCGCTCTACCTCCGACCAGACGCCATCCTCGTCTCTCTCGACGAGGGTCAGGCGCAGCTTTGCAATGTCGCTCGCAATGAGAGTGCAGCAGGCAAAAACCGTATGATGTGTTAGCGCCGAGTCCGCGTCGATCTCGTCGTTACGCTGCCACGCGCCAGGGTAGTGGTCGCGGATCACGGGCAGCCATCCACCCCGGCCCATCGACGGGCGACCAAGCGCCTTCTCTCGCCGGGAGGCCGAGAACGGTATGGGCAGCCCGAATATCTTCATCAGATAGCCTCGAACAGCTCGATGTTGAACATCGTCCCGCCGGTGTTGGTCATGTTGCGCGAGCTGCCGTAGTTGTGCATCACGTGGGCGCTGAACACATCGCCTCCGGACACACCCATGATCCCCGTGTCGGCATACGCCGTCGGCAATTGCGATGTGTCCATTCCCCGGCCAGCGCCGGACGCCACAGGGGAGCCGTTACGGCTCAATTGCAAGTGCAGGTAATTCCCCGCGCTCAAGTCCCAAGACACGACCGAGCACGTGATGCGGGCGTATGCCGCCCATGCTGGAAGCGTGAAGTCGCCGCCAGACCGGATCCCGAACTGGTCATAGCCGCCGCCCCACTGTGTGATTTTCGTACGGGTGGCGTTGGGTATCGATTGGGTGTCAATCAGGGGGACGCGCAGCGCTGGTATGGCAGGGCCTATATTTCCGCGCTGCAAGGCCGGAAGCGCTGGCTTGTTCAGGATGTCGTCCCAAGCGGGCTGGTAGTCGTTAGGCATCGCGCCCAGCGACGCTCGGGTGATGACTACATTGCCGGTCTGCCCGTTCACCGACTGCACCGCCATGCTCGAGCCTACACGCTCCCAGACGCCCTCAAAGTAGACGGCAATATCGCCTTCCAGGAACTCAACCGGCCCATCACCCAAGTCTGGCGTGCCGTCGGCCGCCACAAAGTAAAAATCAGCATCCTCACCAGTGCCGTTTGCGATGGCCGGGGTGTTGGTTGATGCGTCCCATACTCCCTTGTAGGCCGTGCCAACAATGTTCAGTTGCTCAACCGGCACCTTTCCAGATCCGTCCAGCGGCGCAATCCCATTGGCTGCACCCAGCAAAGAAGCATCCAAGGCACCAATGACCTGACGCGCTTCTTCTTCGCTGGCACCGGCGGCTATGAACGCGGGCTTGCCGTGCACATCCGACCACTGCCCCGATGTTGCGAGGTCTGACATGCCGGATAGCTTCGCCTTTTCCTGGTCCGTAAAGGCATTGGTGTTGGGCTCGCCCTCGTATGCTGTCTTGATGACACTCCCGAGCGTTGAAAGTTCAGCCATCCACGCCTCCGTTGGTTACAGTTACGCCATCGTGCGTGACAGGGACGCCATCAACCGTAACCGCTTCAATGGGCGACGGATCAGGCTCGGGAACAGGGCCGCACCGGCAGTCCGTGCCGATGAATCCGACCGTATTGGCCCAGCAGATAGGGCACTGCATCAGTCGTCGGCTCCCTGGACCTCAGCGATCTTCGCCCGAAGCTCGTCTGCGTCCCATCCGTGATATGGGCGCCTGCCGACAGCCTTCTGATACTCTGCCCTCAGAGCGGAAATACCGTCCTGCTCATCATCGGGCTTCGGCGCTTCCGCCGCCCGCATGTCGCGACGGCCGTAGCCCATGCGCTCGAATACCCGACGATAGCGACGGTCGCTCGCCTTGAGCGCCCGGTGGTAGTAGCCGCTGAATTTCATCTCGGCCTCCCAAAAAGAGGCCGGGCCGCAGAACCCCACGGCCCGGCATTTGCTATGTCAGGCGTCAGCCGCCACCAGAGCCAGGGTCAGCCGGGGTGCCCCAAGCAACGCCACTCAGCACCGCAACAGCTTCATCACGGCGCGCTGCCCAGTTCAGGGTCCTTTCGGCCCTAAATCCAACGCTATTCGTCTGGAAAAGGCTCACCAGCTCAGCCGGTTTCGGCGTGTCGCTGCCATGGGCCGGGTTGTCCGCCATCTCCAGCGACGCCTCGCGGGACATGTCGACGGCAACGCCGCCTTCGTCCGCGAAGTAGATATCGCTGGAATTAACGAGAACCACGGTCCCGGCCGGGACATACTGAGAGACGATCACCGGCAGGCCGAACAGCGTGCCGCCGTTCATGGTGATGCCTGGGAACTCCGACTGGCCGAGAGGATTCTGCATCAGCGACAGGGCAAGCGCAGTCGTCGCCGGCATGATCCACACGCCCGATGTCGGAGCGTTGTTCGCAGCGATGAACTGCCCGAACACTGCTTTGATGTCCTCCCGAACGCCATCAGCGTCTGCCCCACCAGATGTGATGGGCGTAACGCCGTTGGTGATCGAGGCTGGGGATACCCCTGCCACCGCCGCCTTGGACGGGTTGATGAAGTCCGTATCCAGACGCGCCCGCAGCGCAGCCGCAAGCTGGTCACGCACCAGCGCCTCGGCAGAGGGGCTGGAATCTCGAAGAAGCTCTTCGGTGACGACCGCGATGTTGGCCACCTTCAGCGGCTCAAGCGAGCGCCGGCTGAAATCGAACTTGGTCAGGGGCTTGGCCTTGCCCTCTCCAACCCAGTACCCCTCGCCGCCAGAGGTCTGCCCCACCAGCGCGGTGCGGAACGGAACCTGACGAAGCGACGGAACTCCGTCCCGCCCAAAGCGACCGAGGATGGTCTGCGGCCGCAGGAACTCAACGAAATCGGCAAAGGCAGAAGTTTCCTCACCGACCAGCGGCCCAGCCCAAGTATCGTCCGTAGTCGTGCCGGCAGCCACTGCGGCCTTGACGAACATGCCGTGGACAGCGCTGTTTTCGCCGTAGAGCGAGCGAGCCAGTTCACGGGGGCTTTCGCCGTCCAGACGGGCGATCGCCCGCACCTTGGCGTATCGCGCGAACGCGATGCCGGGAGCCAGCTTCTCGCTGCGCTGCACGGTAACAACGCCACCGCGAGACTGCCCACCATCGTGGCGGCTCCCACCATCGGCAGGGACAGCCTTTGCCCCGGCGGCCTTTTCCAGCGTCCGCAGGCGCTTCAGGTGGCTGTCAATGGCCTCGTTATCGGCCTGCAGGTTATCGAACTCTTCCTGCTGCTCGGCATCCAGGGTCGCGCCCTCATCGGCGGCCTTGGACATGATGCCTTCCATGGCGGCGAGGTTCGCAGCCCGCTTGGCTTCAAAGGCGCCAATCTGCTCAGCGTAAGTACGCATTTCGGACTCTCCATCTATGGGACTGGCGCGTCGTCACGACGGGCCAAGCGGCCGTGTCCAGGGGCCGTTTTAGGGTGCGGGGAAAGCCCGCGAATGGACAAGATAGCCGTTAGCGCCGGATCTCCCTGACGACGAACGGCTCGGCCCGATCGCGGGCGGGATCATTCAGCCGGACAACGCGCACGCTCTTGCCAGTCGCGGCGGGTGCGGGCTCCGGGTGAATGCTGTCGAACTGCTTGATGAACGAGGCTGTCTCAGCATCCATGCTTTTGCCGACGCTGGATATAATAGCCTGCTCGTTTGCCGGAATTGTGACGGCTGAAAGCTCGAAAACTTCGGACTTGATAAATCGGATGCCGCCCTCGTCCATGAAGGCATACTCGATCGGTCTAAACCCAACCGAAACAGCGCGGACCAATCCGAGCTTGATGGACTGCCACGCCTCGTCCAGGCGGTCCTTCAGCCTTCCGGGCTCGTCCGTCTTGGCAATCTCTGCCTCAAACTCAATCCCATCATCGGTCGGTTGCTCAAACCTGACGGTCCCGATCGGCTGGTCGTGCTTGTGCTGCCACAAGAACGCCAACGGGTTCTTGAATGAGACGCCCATCGGCTCGATGATGTCGCCAACTCGATCAACGCCGGGAGTCGTCGCGATGCCGCGCACAACCCGACGATCCTCGTTCACCGCTTTGACTTCGATGCACGAGTAGGCGCGCTGCACCTTTTCCATGCTTAACCTCCTCAGCCTAGAACGAGCATCCGGTATTCGGGCTCTTTTTCGGCCGCCGGCTCGCCAGCCATCGCAACAGCCATCGCCAGCGATATCATCCCGTCAATCCGGCGGTTCGGTGCCAGCTTCACCAGCTTGCGGTTCCCGGCGGGGTCCATCTTCACGACGCTGTTGGCCGCGCACATCGTCAGAACAGGGTGCCCGCCATGCGCCATCCGGCCATTGAGCAGCACCTGATCCAGCGCCCGCAGCGCCGGCGACATGCTCTGAAAGCCCTGGCCGAACTCGACAAGCTGCTCGAGCTCGTCCACCGTCGCCCCAGCCCGCTCGAGAGCCGGGCGCAGGAACCGCATGTTCCACCGGTCGAATGCCACCTTCGACAGCCCTTCCTCGCGCATAATGCGAAGGATGACCGGCGCAACATAGTCGTAATCGACCGTCCGGCCCGGCGTTGTCGTCAGATGCCCCTGGTCGCGCCACACATCATACGGCACCCGATCGGCCCGCGCCTTCTCCGCCAGCCCCTCATTCGGCAGCCAGAACGTCGAGCGCACATGCAGAGCATCTCTGACCCACACAACCCTGACAAACGCCGTCAGATCATTCGAGCTCGACAGGTCAAGCCCGCCAAACCCGCCTGCAGGCCAGTCAGTCGAGACCTCACCCGCGCACGCATCCCAAAGCGCCCGGCTGACATAGGGGTCGTTCGCCTCGACCCGCTGATTGAGAATCAGGTTCCGATACTCAGCCTCGCGGCTCGGCATCCGCTGCGCGTCAGCGGCCGTCGCCATGGTCTCGACCATGTTCAGAAAATCACCCGCCGCCGGGTTTGCCTTCCTGACCGCCTGCTCGCTGAACGGGTCCAGATCCTCGGGCGCCGTGTAAAGGCTCACTACCACGCGCGGATCGCTGCCCGACATGGCGTCATCGATCAGCACCGATAGCAGGTCATCATCTGTTGGCGCCTGTGTCGAGATGACGATCGAGAGCGGCGCCTCCTGCGCACCCATCGCGGTCTCGATCGCCTCGTAGAGCTCCGACCGCGCCCCTCTCACCTGGCCGAGCTCATCATGGATCGCGAAGATGGGCGAAAGCCCGTAAGCCGTCGTCGCATCGGCCGAGAGCGCCTTGTATCGCGTGCCCAGATCCGGGCAGAGCATTTCCTTCGCGCTGTCCCGTATCTGGATCACACCCGACAGATCCGACGACATGCGCACGATCTTGCACGCCAGGTTGAAGACGATCGCTGCCTGATCGCGAGACTGAGCCGCCGAGTAGAGCTGGCTGTTCGCTCGCGCCTCCGGCCCGCATAGGTGCAGCAGCAACAGGAAGGCCGAGAGAGACGTTTTGCCGTTCTTTCTACCAAAACTCAGGATCGCGCGCCGCGTCCCATGCGGGTTGTCATATACCTTCCGAAGCTCAGCCCGCTGCCAGCCCCGCAGCTTGACCGGCTTGCCGACATCCTTGCCCTCGGGAACCCGGCAATATCGCTCGATCCAGCGGATATTCCGCGTCGACCGCTTACTCGATGCCATCGCCGCGGATATTAATGATCTCGGTGATCGCCGAGAAATTGGCGATGATTTTTGCAGATTCAGTAAGACTGAACCCTAAGCCCATCAGAGATGCGAGAGCATCGGCATCCATAGAAGAGAACATCAAGGCACCAGTCGGCCCACGCCCCCCTCGACCTTTGACGCACGGGAAATTAGGGATATTCCTCCGGATGTGACCAACCGCGTGCAGGGGAATGCTGGCGCGCTCACAAAACTGAGCGCTGGTTAAGTCCATCAGGCTAGCCCTCCCATGGGCGCGTGACCGTCCGGTTCTTCTTCGCCGTCGCCGAATTGTCATCCCGCCGGGATGATTGCTGCGATAGGCGCATCGAGGACGCCATCGACTTCAGGGCCGTGGTCTCCCGCGCCTGCATCCGAAGCAGCGCCGCATAGGTCGCAACGTCCAGCTCCTCCCGCGCGCACTCCTGATCAATCAGCTGCGCGATCCGACGCGCCTCGATAGTATGCCGACAATACTGGATCAGGAGCGGATGCGTCTCAGCCGGGAACCAGTCTGCCGGCAGTGCATCGACAACCTCATTCCAAACATCCGCCTGCTCAGGCGTCAGCTCAACCGGAGCATCAGGCCGCGGCTGCACAAGCACCGGAGACGCAACGGCAAGCTCGCCCGCAGACTTACGTCCGCGCTGCTTCATCTCAGACCCTCATTTTGTCAAAAGTCGGGGTTTAGCGAAAGAAAGGGGGGGCGCCGGTCTCCAGAGGCGAAGCGAACTGAACTTTCGCATACCCCCCCCCGATCCTCAGTCGGTGATGACCCATCCATCCACACCGATCGCTGGCGCCAGGGTGCCGTGCGCTCTCTGCTGCTCGTGCCTGTCGTGGCAGGCCTTACACCTTGCCTCGAGGTTGGCAGGGTCGAGGAAGAGCCCCCGGTCTCCTTGGTGATCCTGCAGGTGATGGACGACAGGGCTGTCCGGTGCTGGCGGCTTGCCTATGAGCAGCCTGCCGCATCCCTCTGCCTTGCAGGTGTAGCCATCCCTGATGAGCACCTGCTCGCGGATGCCTCCTCTGCGCCGCCATGCCTGAAGGTTGTATAGCGAACGGTAGGCTGTGGCCTCTGCCGAGCGCTGGCTGCGCCTCCCAGTCAAGGCCGATCGAGGATGATTTCGACGGTTAGGCCCAGCCCATCGTACTTCATGCCGTCGGCGCTCATCACCAGTGCATTTTTGACAGGTCGCTTCCCGTCACGCGTAACTAGACAGAGCCTCTTCCCAACAGTCCGCAGCTCAAGCTCTATTGGTTCTTCGCGGTCTGCGTACTCCCCGGTCAGGTTCTTCTCGGCCACGGCCTTACCTCCTCGCCAGCGCCATCACATCGACACCACATGCACGCGCCATGGCTGCGAGCGCCAGCACCGCTGCTTCCTCGGCCTGCCAGTGCTCCCAGTGCTTGCCGTCTGCCACGCCCCTGAGCGTCGGGCTCTCCGGTAGGCCGAGCCAGTGCGACAGCATAGCGTGCAACACCTCATGCTCGCGTGACATCGCGGCGGTGTCGCTGCCATAGCCCAGCGCCTCGGCCCTTGCGCGGTATTCGTCGTTGTCCTGCGGGCGGGCGTGGACCTCTGCGCCGCCGGGCAGCGTGGTGACTGCCAGGCCGCACGGGTGCATGTCGATCGTGGTGCGGCCGATGATGAGGCGCTCAGTCATGCTGCTGCCTCCTGCGTTGGTATCCCGCCGGTCTCATGTGCAATGCCTCGCAGTGAGCGGGCTTGTGAATGTGTGTCGGCGGGATAGGGCAGGCGCGTGGCAGGTGCCGACTCCCATCAGTCCTGCCGGCCGTCTAGCGGCTCTCGCGCCCTTGTCTGCTGTCGGGGACGGCAGGCAGGGACGCGAGCCCGGAATCAAAAGCGCCCGCCGTCGCGAGACCCGGGCGCACTTTTCAACCTTGGTGAAAAGGATACGATTTGCTGTCAGTAAGTCAAGCACTTTTCCGCCTATCTTGTGGCAGACCCCAATATTCTGCGGCTCCGTCCAGACCCTCGCATAGGCGCCGCCAGCGTGCCCTATTCGGACAGCGCCGCCCGGTTGGCTGGTGCAGGCAGCACACCTCGACCATGACGGCAGCCGAGGCGGACGGGATCGAGCGCCCGAGCGCCTTCCACTCGGCCCATGCCCTAGCGGCATACTCCGGCTCGCTCTCGCTGTGGCCGCGCGGCGACCAGTCTAGGCAGGAGCGCGGGCCGGGAGAGCCCATGACGATGCGGTAGAGCTCCTCGAACTTCTCGCCTGCATCCAGCTGGCGCGGTGTCAGCTTGCCGCTGGCATAGGCGTCGCGGAGCGGCGTGGAGCGCTCGTCTATGGCAACGCGGATGCCGGCATCTTCTCCGTCCACCAACCGATAGGAGCCCCGCCTGCGGCGCTCTGGCGTGGGCCGTGCGCGCCCTGGCTGATCAGCCCACTGCTCTGCGCGCTTGATGTGCGCTGTTCTTGGCCTTCTGCCCATTCTTGCCTCACTCGCTTCCTCAGGCGTGCCGTAGCGGCGCTGTGCGGGCCGCTGGGCGGCCTTCTCGGTAATTTGGCTCTCTGGCATCATGTCAGGGCCTCTTGGCTGTCTGCGGGCCGTTTCTGCGGCTCTGGCCACCCCAGCGCCTCGAAGGTCTGCGGGAAGTGCTCCGCGATGATCCCGCGCACATCGTCGGCAATGCGGACGATCTCGGACTGCGCGCCTTCCTCGATCGTTCGCGCCTGGCAGAAGTGGATGGCGGATCGCAGCGAGGCGGTAAAATACATCCGGGAGGGCGTGATGCCTTCGGGAAGGACTCCGCGGGCGACTTCCTTGGCGATGCCCAGGCGGAGCGCCATCTGGTAAGCGGACTCGGCGCGCACCCAGACCTCGTGCTGCTCGCGGATCCACCACTGTTGCAGGTCCTCGCCCTCGCACGGGATGGATGCCTGGCGGTTGGTGGGATGCTGCATGCGGGCCTCCCGGTAGACCGGTTCGCCGAGCCGCGCCACGTCCGCATATCTTTGGCTGTTATGCGTCACGATGCCATTGGCGACGTAATTATGAGACTGGTGGTCGATCTCGAGGTCGTATGTTTCAGCCTCACCGGCGCATTCAATGGATTTTATTCGCCTGTAGACGCAGACTTCCTTAGAGCTGAAAAGGCGCGCCTGCGGCACTCCGTTTGTGGCTACAAAGTCAGTTTCCAGACAGAGGCTCCCAATCTCCTTGAACCCATCTCTGGTAAGAACCTTGTGCTCCTTGGTGGCGACAATCTTTTTTCCACCTTCTAGGGCCATTCTAACGACAGGTTTCCTCCCCGCCTTAAACACCTCCTTTATTGGCGCTGACGTCAGGCGACCGGACTCTTCATCAAAAACTCTGACCGTATTGCTCGCCACCCCCCAATACTGACGGGATGTGTACCTGCGGTAGAGATCTGATATTTTCACCTTTTTGCTCACGCCACTCGGCATGACCATCGTCACGCGCGTGTCGCCCGATACGCAAAATTCCTGCGGTCGCATGGTCCAGTGGCGCAGCATCTGCCGGCCAATGTCGCGCGTCGTCTCGACCTCGATGCAGAGGTTGACCATTTCGAACGGGCTAAAATGTCGGTGCTCGATCATGTAGCGGATCAGGTGCGGCGCTGGCTTCCGGTCGCCGTCCGGGTTGCTGACGCGGGCAATGCGGACCAGCAGCTCCTCGGCATCTGGCGTGATCCAGACCAGGCTGGCTGTGTGGCTCATTCTACGGCCTCCTTCTGTGCTGCCCCTGATGCCGCCATGAACGCATGCGCCAGCCAGACGCGGGCATAGCGGCCCCGGATGCGCTCGAGCGTGGCAGGGCCGTGCTCGCCGTCTGCGAGGGGGCGGGCGGAGAGCTTGCCGTCAGGGCGCTCGGCGATGATGAAAACTGGCATGCGGAGCGGCCGATTAATCTCGATCACCTATCCACTCCCGGAGGTGCTCGTCGTTCTCGAAAAACTCCCACCCGCCCTTGGCTCGGTTTTGATCGACCATCTGGCTGATGTGGAAAATTGCGGATGTGTTTGGGAGGCCCATGAACGCGTCAAAGAATTGGACGAGGTAATATCCACCTGACAGGTCGTGCCGCACGACACCCTGCCTGCTCCAAGCAGAGTTATACCCGAAAATTACAAAGCATTTCCCTACAAGGCTGTTTCGCGCTGTCATTTCAAACCTCCTTTGAGTGTGGATGCACTGTGGTGCGGACGCGCCACCACGAGGCACAAACCCTCCACACCACACTCACCACCCCCCCCCTATAGGGGGGGGTGGGGTGAGACTGTGGTATGAAAGCGAGGGTTCCACAGTCCGTGGAAGTCGACTGTGGAAGACTGTGGAGACTGTGGAGGATCATCTTTCTAATCCTCCGAAAGTTGGTTTGTGCCGGGGCGGATAACCCTCACATCTCGGCCCGCCCGCTTATCCCTCGTGGTCGAGATCGTAAGAACCTCGCTCTCGACCCATGCGGAGATCATGCTATTGATGCGGTTCCGGTCCGCCTTGCTGGACGCATCCATCCCAAGCTGGCTGGCAACGATCAGCCCAGCCCAATCATTGCTGCGCATGTCCGCGCGCGGAGGCTCATCGTGGCGTGAGGCAATAGCTCGCTGGACACGGACCGCATCGGCTCGGGTGACGCCGTCGAATGCATCCGGCCATCCCCACGGGCGGATTGCGCCTATGTGCTCTCCGTTGGGTGTTTGGATAGATACCTTCTCGAACCATCGGTTCACGTCTGCCGAAGGCGGCGCCAGGTTGCTCTCCATGTCGCCGATACGAAGGAACCAGCGGTGGTTATCGACATCAGCTTTTTCCGCTTCGTCCTCGGTCATAGGAACAAGGATGCGGTTGAAGCGCGACGTGCCTCGCAGTGCGCCCCCGCCTCTTGCATCATCAATGCTTTGGGTTTGGACGCCCGGCGCCATCTTCCGTGTGTGATGCACGATGCCGATAGAGATGCGCGTTTGCGAAGCCATGCGGCGCAGGCGGCGCCCGAGGCGGCGAAACACATCATTGGTCTCAGGCGCGTCGGTCAGGTCTTGAAGTGGATCGAGGATTAGAACGTCAATCTCATTCTCCACCAAGAAGGCTTCTATGGCGCTGAAGAGGGTTTCGTTTATCTCCCCGTCATCTCCCCCTGAGAGGTGGAACCCTTCCCACTCGATCCCTGACTGGGGGAATAGCCACCCCTCAATTTCTGATTGGTCAATGTCGTAATGCTCTAGGAGGGCTGCAATCCGCCCGTCGAGCACACCTTGGTCGTCTTCGGCGTTGTAGTAGACGACGCGAAGCTTATCGGCTTCTTTCCCGGAGATAATGCCCCGGCCAGTTGCCATATCAACGGCCTCTGCCAAGGCCAGCATTGACTTCCCGACCTTGGGGGCTGCTACGGTAAGCGAGGTGTATCCGCGCGCGTAGAAATCAGAGTAGACGAACTGCGTCCGCGGGATCTGGCTCAGGTCGATGCGAGTCCATGGCCTGAACTTGACTGCCTTGATGGCTGACCTTTCGTCACCCGCCCTCATCGCCCTTATCAGCGCGCCCAGGTCTTCATCTTCGGCATCTGCCGCATCCCATTTCTCGGGGCGGCTGGCTGGCACATTGAGGATCGTGACGCTGGCTGCGCCGGCCTCGGCCTCAAGATAGTCCTTGAGCCGGTCGGCATACGCCCTGCCGGCATCGTCATTGTCCGGCCAGATCACCACCATGCGCCCGCGCATTACGGACCAGTCGGTTTTCTCGATCGGCGCTGACGCGCCGCCCATGGCCGTTGTGGCGTCGATGTTCTGCGCGATCAGCGCGTCAGCCGCCTTCTCGCCCTCCACGATGACGATCTCGGGCGCGCTGGTGATATTAGGCAGATTGTAGAGGGGGCGCATCTCAGGCGCCCTGTGGCGCCGTGTGGTGACGTCCCATGGCCGGAACGCCTTCTCGCGCTTGCCGTCCTTCTCCCACTCAAAGCGATCCACCTCCGCGATGACAGAGCCATTGGCGTCGGTGTAGCGATAGGTGGCGGCAGGCACCCCCCAGGCATCACCACCTGATGGCTGGCGCCGCTTGGGCATTCGCCTTGGTGTTGTCGATGCAGCGCCGCTGTAGAGCGCGGCATCCTTGATCGTCTCGCGGAAGGAGGGCAGGCCTCGCGCGGCCTGCCACAGGTCGAATATGTCGCCACCATCGCCTGTGGCGAAGTCGTGCCATAGACCGGCGCGCTCGCCCCTCAGGACAACGTTCAGGCTTTCGCCGGGGTCGCCATTGACGTTGCCGATATAGAAGGTGCGCCCCTTCGGCTCGGTGAACCCGTGCGGGTAGAGATAGCCGAGCACGCTTTCAAGCTGCCCGATCAGGGATGCCCTGACCTCATCGCGGTCATAGCTTTCCTGACGCTCCCATGGCGGGCTTGGGGCTGCTTGGCTCTGGGCCAGCCCTTGTGGCGCGGCGCTGTTGAAATCGAGCCATGCGACATCACTCATCCCAGCACACCTCCTGGAATGGGCAGAACCGGCAGGCGAAACTGTCGCGCTCGGCAGCGATCCGGGGCAGGGTTTCGCCGTGGTCGCAGGCGGTCAGAATGCGCGCGGCCTTGTCGATGCTCTCCTGTGCAAGCTGCTGGTTGAACGGCACCAGCTCGCAGTGGATCGCCATGTCGTTCGCGTTCAGGGCGACGAAGAAAGCGGGGTTTTCTGCTAGCTGCCCATAGGCTTGATAGATCGCGACCTGCGCGGCGTAGTGCGGATACGCCTTGGCAACCCCATGGCGGGATAGCTGCCGCCAGCCCTTGTCGCCAAGGCACTTGGCCTCGAACAGCGCCGGGTATTTGAACCCGTCAGGGCCACCGACAATGACGCCGTCGAAATGGCCCCTGAAGCGGCCGTCGCAGTCTTCAAACCCGAACTGGCGGCCATCCTTGCCGCGCGTTCGCAGGTCAAATCCGGCATCCCGCATCCAGCCGATCATCCATTCTTCGGACTCATGACCGCGTCGGAAGATGCGCCGGACGCGGGGCGAGAAGCCCGCCCCTTCGTCCTTTGGCGCCCCGAGGTACTCATATTGCAGCCGGCGCGCGCAGGGCTCGCCGATGGCAGAGCCGCCGAGGTAATCCCGGCGGCGTTCATTGTTGGCGTTGCGGTCTATGGCGCCGTCAATCAGCGCAACGAAGCGCTCGCCGAGGATGCTTTTGGGGTTAAAATCCAGCACTCCCGCACCCCCTAGAACGGAATCTGATCGGCGAACGCATCGCCGACTTGCCGCCGTAGGGACGCCTGCACGCCTTCCTGCGCGACACGGATCAGCCCACAGATTTCATCTCGGGTGAAGCTTTCGAATGCGTCGACCTTGCCGATCGATGCGAGGTATTCAGCGACAGGTGCGCGGGCATCGAGGATCGCCTGCACCTTTTCTTCTTGTGATGGAATTCTCATCAATCTGCTCCCTTGACGTTCATCCGGCGAACAGAAGCTCGTCCATGATCTCGTCATTTCCGGCGGCGGCCATCTCGGCACGCTCCAGAACCCAGCCCGTAATGGCTGCGCTCGCTAGTCTCCGCAGATCGTCCCTGTTCAAGCTCCCGAGCGGGCGGGTATGGTCCCACTCGCTCAAGGCCCCCTCGATCATGCATTGCACCGCTCGATCGAGGGCTTGGGCGTCTGCCTGGTCGGCAGGGGAAGGGGGTTGCTTTCGCACCCCCTTCCGGCTGGCCTGCTTCAGTCGAGCCATGCCGGCTTGCTCGCCGAGGACGCGCTTGCAGCGGCTGCCTGCGCAGGGTGGCTGGCAGGCGCCGGCGCGCTCCCGCTGCCACCCATCAGCGCGGCATACTCCTTGTGCTCGACGCCGATGGCGTTCTGGATGACATTGCGGTCGTCCTTGTAGCCGGCAGCAATCTGTTGCTCGCTCGGCTTCTGCACCTCGACAATCGCGCAGAATTCCAGCCCGTTCAGATCGCCAAGACCGCTGATCTGGCGCGCCTGCATGGCCCTGTCGGACGCATCATCGGCCTTCACGCCGCGCGCGCTTTCCAACGCCGCCCGGATGAAGGTGCGGCCCATATTCCCCCAGCGAGGGCCCTTCGGGCTGTAGAGGCCGATATTCGAGAACACTTTCCGCTTGTTGTAGCGGCCGCCGATGACCGTGAACTCGGCGCTCAGGTAGACCGCACCGGTGGCGTCGGACCGGGTCGCCCAGCCATCTGTCCAGCCTTGCGCGGGGTCGTCATAACCGCCCGGCCGGATCTTCATGTGCACCTTCACCGGCGTCCGGTGCGGGATCACATCGAAGGATTGCTGCTCTTCAGCGGTGTTGAAATCCATCCAGCTCATTGCCTTTGCTCCTTTCAGGCTGTGGTCGGGTCTTGAAGTTCCTCGATGCGGACAACGGTGCTTTCCGTTTCCACGTCGAAGGCTGACAGGCTGCCAAGCTCCGCTTCGGCGGCCTTGCGATCGAAGCGCCGGTTTGTGCGCTTCGTGACCGAGGCCACGGCAAAGTTGCCATGGGCCTCGAATTCTCCGGAGGCGATCCCGGCCTTCAGGTGCGCCTCGCGCTCCTGCATCTCCTTGATCCGGTGGCGGATCATCAGAAGTTCATCCGCGGGCTTCATGTTCATCATGCCGCTTCCTCATCGCTCTGCGACGGGATCTCGGTGACATGCGCGTCGCGGCGGGCGCCGGACCGGATCTTGTCGAACAGCCTCCCGAGATGCGGCTCCTCGACCTGCTCGAGCCGGCCCGAACGATCCTTGGCCGGGTAGCGCCATGGGTTCGGTCCGGTGCAGATCAGCGCGCGATATTGCTGCCCCTCATCTGTCGAGAGGGTTTGCATTGTGATGACCTGATCGACGATGCCGGGCAGCTCGCGGCCGACCTTGGAGCCCTCGATCTGAGGCACCCAGTTCTTGCGGCCGTAATCATCCTCGCGCTCATCAAGGATGCCGACGAAGATGATGTTCCGATCGCGGGCGTGCTGCAGGTGGCCGAGCCATGCGAGCATCTCACGCCCGTGCAGCCCATAGGCGCCGCGCGTGTCAGGCTTGCCGGTTTTCTCGGAGAATGCATCGGGCTGGCCTGATGCCCACTGAAAGCAGAGCCGCCCTGCAACCGTGATGCTGTCGATGAAGATCGTGTGATAGGGCTTCAGCGCTTCCGCCGCGCCATCCTTGTTGACGTGATCGAAATGCGCCTGGCTGTAGGGCTGATCCTCGCGGAGTGCCGGGTTCGGCCCGCCGATCAGGGCAGCGAGATTGCGGCAATCCTCCCATGTGCGGGGGCGAATGCTGTCACCCTCCCAGCCCTCGACGGCGAGGTCTCCGGCTTCTAAATCGAAAAAGAGGACGCCGTCTTTTGGCAGGGTTTTCAGCAAGGTTGTCTTGCCAACACCGCTTGGGCCAAAGATCGCGGCCTTGATGCCGCCTCGCTCCTGCATCCTGTCGGATGCCTTGATGATCTTGAAGGCCATTATCTGCTCCACCTGGCTTCTGCTCCACTTGGCTTCTTCAGGGTGAGGCGGGGGCAGCCTGTGTGGAGCACTTCCGAACCCCCGCCTCTGTTCTTCATTTCTCTGCCGCCAGCGCGCACTCACCTGCGATCGCCAGATAGGCGGCGCCGTCTGCGTAGTGGTCGACCAGGTGTGGCGAGTGGCAGGCGCGCACGGTCTTGAGCCATCCCATGCAGAGGGCGACCTGACGGGCGGTCACCTGGGTGCCGAGGATGACCTCCCACCCCGTCGCGATCTCGGCATGCGTTGCGACCGGATCGCCGTAATCCTTGTTGCGGTCCTGCGTCGTCAGGCGCTTGGCTTCATCGAGGATGCGGGCGCGGTCAGGCATTGGCGGTCTCCCGTCCGTAGAGCGCGATCAGGGCCGCTTCAGCACGCCCGGCGTCCTTCTTCCGGCGCAGGTCATTGGCGCAGTCAGGGAACCGCTGCAGGGCCAGACCGCGCGCTGCATCCTTGTCCCTCACCAGCCCGAAATGGCGCTTCCAGACGGCGGGGGTGACGTATCTGACGGGCAGGGAGCAGGCGGCGCAGGCCATCTCGATCGCGCCCAGAACCTGCCCGAAGCGGAACATGCTGGTGACGCCTTGGCCGGGCATGGCGCCGACGCGCTCCAGCCAGACGACGCTGCCCTCGGCGCGGCGCAGGATGGCCAGAAGCTCGTGGTGATTGATTTCCGCCCGGCCCTTTGTCGCTGTGACGGTCGGCATGTCGTGCATTTCGACAGTGCCGCCATTGAGCACCGCGATTGCGCCAGTCAGGCCGGGGTCGATGCCGATGATTACGTCCATCAATTCACTGTCCTCAAATCTGTTGCGGGCTGTCTCGCCGCCCGCTCGCGCTGCCATGTGTCGATTTTCCGGTGTTCTCTTGCCGCGCGCTCCGGATTGGCCTCGATCCCGTGGTGATGATCCGACCGGGGCACCACGGGTGAGACATCGACGCGTGAGGCCGGGCAGATCGGCCATGGGAGGATAAGCGCGCCCCCGAATGGGAAAGAGGCCGGGACGCGAGGGAGTCACGCCCCGGCCAGTTGCCGCCACGCGAGCAGCGGGCCAAGAGGCGAAGCCCGTAGCGCGGCGGGAGGCAGAAAGGGTGAGGGCCGTCATGGCCGGCCCCACGTTGCCGGTCGGAAAAATCCGGGCTGCTTGAACACGCCCTCGGCCCGCAGCTCGGCAATGACGCGGCGGACGAATCCCGGATGCTGGCGGAGACGGACGGCGATATCATCCGCGCCATAGCCGTCGCGCAGATGCCCTATGATGCGGACGCGCATGCCTGGAGAGGCGGCGGGGCGAGTCATGGGCGCCACCCCGTTGCGCGCTCGAACAATTCGCTTTCGGATCGTGATGGAAATGCAGACCAGAGGGCGCGAGCAGCAAGGTCTCGGCTAACCTTCTGATGTTGGGCAGCAATTCTGCCAGTTATGGAAGTCATCTTATGCTCTCCTTCAAATTGCCGGTCCAAGGCATTTGAAGGAGAAGCAGGCGATGAGAGCGCGAGGCCCGCCATGTCAGGCGACCTCACCGGAGGTGGAGCTGACGCGGTCGGCCCTCATTCGGGCCAACTGCTCGAACGAAACATTGACCCCGCGACGCGCTAGCGCCGGGACCAAATGGACGTCCATTTCGCCGGGGATGTGATTGCGTTGGTGCCACTTGTGGACACGATCCACGGTTGTTCCGGCCCCCAGCTCCAGCGCCATTTCGCGCCGGGTTGGCCAGACAGTGATGATATCCCGAAAGCTGTTCATGGGAGAATTGGTAAAGGACGTTTTGTCCGTAGTCAATGGTGGACTAACCGTCGATTGCTCTCGACTCCCTAGTGGGCAGACTGCCCACATGGGTAGAATACCAAAGCGACACGGGATTGACCCGGATGCGATTGCACGCCGACTGATCCGCGTGCGGAACGCGCTCGAATTGCGTCCGGCAGAAATTGCAGACGCGCTGGGTATCGATCGTTCTGCCTGGACGGGCTTCGCGATCGCATCTTGGATGCTAACGACTCCGAGCAGACCTGATCGACACTAATCCCCCGCCTTGCCGCCTCGTCCACTAGCTTCTGGATTTCCTGAATCTCATTGAGTGGACATTTCGTCCCTTTTTTATCTTGACGATAGACAAATCGTCCATTACGATCACTCCCCATCAGCCGCCCCTTGCGGCATCACAGAGGGAGACCCGCAATGAACATCCGCCCCGTTATCGCTGCCCTTGCTCTCACTGCCGTCGCGGCCTGCGCAAAGGCGCCCGAGCAGATTGCAGCCAGCTATGTCTCGCCAACGAAATACGCTGGCGTCTCCTGCACCGAGCTTGACGCAGCCCTGACGGCCAACAGCGAGCGTCTCGCAGCGGTGACGAAAGAGCAGCAGGACGCCCGCACCCGCGATCAGGTGGCAATGGGCGTCGGCCTGGTGCTGTTCGCGCCTGCCATCCTCGCGCTCGCCATCCCCGACAGCAGCGATGAGCTTGCGACCCTCAAAGGCGAGCAGGTGGCGCTGCAGGATGCCTACGCGGCCCGTGGTTGCGCCGGTGGTGCACTCGCGCAGGCGGGGGACCTGTCATGACCCGCGCCGACCTCCACACCGCGCTGGCCAACGCCATCATGGCCCGCTCGCTGATCCGCAGGGGCTTCCCCGCCGGCCGTGATCGCTTTGCCCTGATCGACGCCCTCGATGGCGTCATCAACACCCTCGACAAATACCAGCCGGAGGATGCGTCATGAGCCGCCACGATCCTGCCTGTGCATCGCCCCGCTTCCGCGCGGGCCAGCTGCTCGCGAAGCACCTGCTCGGCGACGCCATGAACGAGGAAAGCGAGCGCTGGGTCAACGGCTCTCGCAGCTACAATCTGGACAATCACGACCGCGATGTTGCCGCGCTGAATGAGGCGCTGGCCGAGGTCGAGCGCCTGCTCGTCTGCATCAGCAGTCGGCGCGTCACCGAATACAAATTCGACTTCGAGGGTCGCGAGTTCGGCGGTGAGATTGCCGACGATCTCGACGCCATCCGGGCGCTCAAATCCGCCCGCTGGATCACCGACGATATTGCAGGAGGCGCATGATGACCTTCGACCCGACAAAACCCGTACAGACGATTGATGGTCGTAAGGCGAGGATCATCTGCACAGATCGGCGGCATTCCTCAGGCACGACGATTGTTGCGCTTGTCGAAAGCTCTGCCGCCCTTCCCGGCGAGGAGGTGATGAGGAGCTACTTCGCCTCTGGAAGGCAGCGCCACGACGTTCCAGGGCCGCACGACCTCATCAACGTTCCCGAAGAGCACGAGATCTGGCTGAACGTATTCCACGACGACGCCCGCGAAATCTACAAGGTGTCCGTCCATCAGGAGCATGATGCGGCTTACGTCTGTCGGGGTGTTGGTCGCATAGCCTGCCTTGGCCCAATCAAGTTCAAGGTTGGGGAGGGCCTGGAATGACCGCCCGCCTCCGCGCCATCCTGGCGACCATCCCGCCCGCTGCCCTCGCAGCAGACGCCGTTGCGCTCGCTGTGATGCTCGGCTCCCTGCCGCTGCTGCCCTACGCGCTGGGGGCGTTCGCCAGCCTTTTTGGAGGCCAGCCATGACCATCGACACAGCGAAAGAGCGGGAGAGGCTGGCCGCGCTTGAGGGGCACACGTCTGGTCCGTGGGGTGCAGACTGGGCGAGCGCCGAGGATCGAATCTGTGTCACGGACGCCCAGAGATGGAAAGCCGGCAAGGTAGATGTGGCTCGCATAGAGGCCGGTTTTGATGAGCCATTCGAGAGCGAGCAGCGAGCCAACGCCCGCCTGATCGCCGTCGCCCCCGACCTCAAGCGCGACTACCTCACCGCCCTCGACGTGATCGACGCCCAGGCTGCGGAGATCGAGCAGTTGTTGGCTGCCAATCAATACGACCCCAAGGCGGCGCAAGGCATGACAGCGGAAGTCGAGCTCGGAGAGGGGGCAGGGGCCACCATCATTGACCCTCGGTCATTCGAGGACGGGGGCGCCGAATGGGTAATGCGCTACGGGAACCCGGCATCCATCAGCTTGGTCGTGGCGTCGCTGCTCTCCAGTTATGATGATTTACTGTCCTGCGGCATCACCATGCGCGATGCAGAACGGCGGCTGCGCTTGATGCGCAAGGCCCGCGCCTCCCTCTCGGAGCGCGAGCCATGATCGCCCGCGCTGCTATCATCGCGGCCCTGCTGCCTGCTGCCGCTATCGCTGCCCCGATCCTCACAGGGGCGGTGCAGTGGACGCCCGGCACGTCACCTTGCGCCGGTGCCTGCTCGCTGGAGTGGGCGCTGGACCAGATGACTCGCGAAGGCACCATCCCGCAGCCCGTCGCCCAGCGCATCCTCGCTGGCGAGGCCAAGCAGGTCGAGGGCATCGCCCGGCCCGGCGACATCTTCATCGGCATGTCATACGCCGTTGGCGGTGAAGCCCGCTGGGACGAACGCATCTATCAATTGGCTGACGGCGATCGGCATCATGTGACCGATGAGCTGCACGTCGAGTTTGGCGGCTACACCTATCGCATCGCCAATATCAGGACCTGCTCGAATTGGGCCCCGCGCCCGCCCGTGCCGGTCAAGGCCAAGCCCGCGCCGGCATGGTCCGCGCCCGTCAGCAAGCCTGAAATTCGGCATGCGAGCCTCGGTAGCGCCGGCCCCGCCTCATGGGGCGGCGATAGCTTCACCGTCCGCGCGCCGGGCCCGCAACCGCAACCGTCACCCATCCCGCTCCCCGGCTCCGTCTGGTCTCTCCTGACCGGCGCGCTCGGGCTGCTCGGGCTGTGGAGCATCGGAGGAAGAGCATGAGGATTGATGCCGCCATCATCGAGCGCCTCGACGGCACGGTGGTGCGCCGTGAGTGACGCGATGCGAGTCCTGATCGCCTGCGAGTTCTCCGGGGTGATGCGCGACGCATTCCTGGAGCGCGGGCATGAAGCAATGTCCTGCGATTTCCTGCCAACCGAAAGCCCCGGCCCGCACTATCAGGGGGATGTGCGGGATGTCCTGGACTATCCGTGGGATCTGATGATCGCACACCCGCCCTGCGACCACCTTGCAGTCAGTGGCGCGCGCTGGTTCTCGGAAAAGAGACTGGACGGGCGGCAGTATGCGGGCGCGGCATTCGTGATGATGCTGGCCAAGGCGGACATCCCGATGATCGCCATAGAAAATCCGGTGTCCATCCTGTCAACGCTTTGGCGGAAGCCGGATCAGATCGTCCAGCCGTGGATGTTCGGGCATGGCGAGACAAAGGCCACCTGCCTCTGGCTCAAAGGGCTGCCTCTCCTGGAGCCGACAGACATTGTCGATGGACGCGAGCCGAGAGTCCACCACGCTTCCCCAGGCCCTGACAGATGGAAGGTCCGCAGCCGGAGCTATCCGGGCATGGCAGCAGCCGCCGCCGAGCAATGGGGCAATTGGGCAGCAGAGAGGATCGCAGCATGACAAGGTATGAGCGCCAGAAGCTCCGGCAGCGACTGACATTCCACGGATCTCAATTCGAGCGCGGGGATGGATCATCGCTCGACGCCCTGCTGCGGGCGCTCGATCTGATCGACCAGGTGGAAGGCGAGCGCGACATCTATCGCCGCGCCCTGGAGCGCATTGCCGAGACAGGCTGCAGAGACATTGAGCGCGAGCTTTCCCGCATCGACGCCATCGCCGTTGATGCGTTGATTGATGGCGGCGCGCTGCGGGAGAAGGAAAATGACTGACAGACCACAAATCACCCTGTCGTGGATGCGCGATCAGGATGGTGTGATTGTCGTATACGCGACAGATGCGGACGGCCAGAAATGCGCGGTTGCCGATTTTTGGGCGAGGCCTCTGCGAGAGAACCTCGGCTTGGAAAGAGGGCAGGCGAAAGCGCTTCAGCAGCAACTGGCTGAGCGGCTGGTGGATAGCTGGAATGGGAACCACCGCCGGATCAGCACAGCCGCAGACGCGGCTCTCCTGATCTCCCGACTGCCATATGCGTCCGTGCAGGAGGCTCTCCACGCTGCTGGCGGCGAGGAGGGAGAGGACGCCGTTATCGCGTTTCTAGACGCGCTGAGAGACACCCGCGATCTGGCGCGGGCTGATGGAGGCTCCGGGCAGTCCGGGGCCGGGGCGCCGACAACGCCGCCCCACAAATCTAACGAAAGGACGTCCCTGATAGATGATCCCACGGTGACCAGACAGGCGGGTGAGAGGCCCGCCAGCTCTCTGCCGGAGGACGCGTGATGGACACAGTCGTGGTCGTCGCAAGCACGGGGAACATGCTCTGGCTGGGCATGATGCTGGGGGTTGGCGTTGCCGCTGGGATCAGCACGTGGCTCACCGCAGCCGGTGCCATCTCCATGGCCGCCGGATGGCTGCGGCGGAAGGCGGGTGAGAGGACCGCCGACTGACGTCAGAGTCCGAGCGCCCAAATGCCAGAAACGCAATAAATACATGCGTTTCAAGAGGTTACAGGGGGCGCACGATGCGCAGAATGCGAACGGAGCGCGAAAGGCGGCGCACAAAATACGGCACAAATGCCAATTAAGCGAACATCCCCCTCATCCACTGCCACAGCCGCGCCCAGAAGCCGGGGCGGTCGGGTTCCGGCTTCGGCTTGGGCATGGGCGCCTGCCAATCGTCAAGGCTGTCCCAGGACGTATCTGGCGGCAGTGCGGCCTTCGCGCGGGCGAGATAGCGGCGCCGGTCCTCGAGGCCATTCAGCCCGCCGTTCACGGCACGCGTCACCGCGATCAGATCATCCGCATCGGCATGACGGTTGATGTTCCGGCTGTCCCAATACTCGCAGGCAATGCGCAGGCTCAGCACCGGCTCTGCCGCCCGCTCGGGATGCCTCTCGAGATCCACGCCAAGGCGCGCCCCGATCGCGCGATAGTTCGCTCGCCCGGTCAACTGGATCAGCCCGCGCCCCTTATAGCGGATGCCGTCGCCGGGGTGCGTGTTGCCAAGGTCCTTGCGCCCCTCATAGGCGGCACCGCTCGCGAACTCCTCCGTGGTGCGCAGGCCCGCGCTCTCATGGCAGATCTGCGCCAGCCAGTGCGCCACCCGCAGCCGCGTGGTGATGCCATACTCGGCCAGCACCCGCGACAGGTGGGGCGCAAGGGCGCTGATGATTGCGGTCTGGCGCGCATGGTTCGCGCCCGAAAAGCGCGGCGCGATGGCATAGAGCGTGCTGGCGTCGATGGGGATCATTGCGAAACCACTTCGAAAAACACGGCCGGAGGCTCGACGGGCTGCTCGCCCTCGCATCTGAGGACGGGCTTGTAGGCATAAAGCCCCGGCCCGATGCTGGCAGGGATCGACAGCGGCACGGTGAAAACCTCATAGCCGACAGTCAAAGGCGGCGTGGCGGCGCGCTCCGTGGTGCTGAGCGCAGGGTCGATGCTGGACGCACTCACGCGCTGAAACTGCCTGTCCACCGTCATGGCGCAGTCGCGGTTGCGCCGCAGCACATAGACGATCCGCACGGTATCGCCCGCCTGCACGGTCTCTGGCCACATCCGCGCTGTCGGCATGAACTCGACGAAAGGGAGCTCGGGCACCTCCCCTAAGCGCGCCTCGATCCGGTCCAGCCTCTCCGGCACGGCCTTCCAGGCGCTGATCGTCTCGCCCCAGAAGCGGTCAATCGCGCCATATGTCAGGCCGAACGCGGTGATGACGGGCAGAATGCGCGCGATGAAAGCGCGGAACCCGCGCCAGAACGCGGAGAAAACCTTGTCTGCTTCTTCTGGCAATTAGTCGTCTCCGCAGATGGCTTGGAATACGTCAAGAAACAGCAGGGCCTCGGCCTTGCTTTGCTCGGTGTCATGGATCGACCATGTTGGCAGGACGGGCCGGAGGGAGTCGCAGACGGCCCCGTCAGTCGTCGCGTAACCGCCCGTGGCCCCGCAACCGGCCATCAACAGGGCGGCTATCAGCAGCAGAGGCGCGCGCAGCTTCATCGGCCCGTCTCCTTGTCTCAAGTGCATCTTTGGCAGCCTCGCGCTCGGCCTCGGCCCGGCCTGCCTCGTGCAGCGCCCGATCGCGCCGCCAGTCGGCAGCCAGCGCACGGAGCAGGGCGATGATGGGGGCAGCGAGAAAGCCGGTGATGAAAGCGATCACAGCAGCCAGCCAATGGCCACGCCCGCACCGATGCAGGCGAGCACGGCGATCGCCGCCACCACCGCCACCCGCCGAGTTGCCGCTCGCAGAATGCTCGGGATCATCGGAGGTAATTGCGCTTGATGTAGGCCGCGGCGCCGCTCGCCACGGACGACAGGAGCACCGTCAGGGCCGCAGCCTCCTCCGGCCCGAGATGCAGCCCCCACCGGGCAAGGATCGCCGTAAGGCCGCCCACAAAAAAAGCCGCCAGAGTGGCGGCCCATGCTTTGTGTGAGGTCTGTCGCGGGGTATTTATCCTCTGCGGCATGTCAGTCTCCTATGGTGGGGTTGTCGATCCAGCGGACGCCTTGGCCCCAGACGGTCTCGATGTGCGGGCTGAGGTCAGGGCGACGACGGCGGATTTGGCAGATCATCACGTCGATCAGTTTGAGGTCGGATGGCGCGGCCATATCCTTGGCCAGCGCATCAACCAGAAAAGGCTTCGATAGGATTCTCCCGCGCGCGGCCTGCAAAATTAAGACCAAGCGGCTTTGCGAGGGCGTCAGCCCCTTGATCGGTTGCGGCGCTCGGATCGCGTCGAGAAACTCCGCGACCAGGAACTCCTCGTCGTCGGAGAGCCCAAACAGCAGCTCGTCCAGCATCGGATATCCCCCATACTGCCAAGAGTTTGCCGGGGCGCCGCTGGATCAGCCCGGCCTCGGCCAGCTCGCGGAACACCTCGATCTGGAAGCGCCGGACAACCGCGCTGCTCTTGGCGACGGCCACCGCGCCCGGACAGTCCGGGTGGCCGATCAGGACCGCGCGCGGCTCAGCCAGCCGGCGGAGCGCGATGGACGCGCCTTTTGAGAGGGTCATTCGTCGAGCGAGAACACGATCTGCATGCCGGGCGGCACGAACACAGGCTCGCGCGCATGAGCAAAGATGCGCTTGCCCGGATAGTCCGGCACCCGCCCGCCGATCTGGATCACGTGATAGCGCACCGTCACATGCGGGTCGCACCACGCAATGGGATAATCGGGGAGCGGCGGCACCGCCGACAGATCATCGCTCTCGAGATCGATCGAGAGATAGCTATGCTCAGGCTCGCCCAGCACGGGCAGATTGAGTAGGTGGCCATCCTGCCAGACCGTGCCCGGCCCGGCATGCCACCAGATATCGACGCGCATCAGCGCCTCCATTTGTGTATCATGGGAATGGGTTTGGTGAGTGACAAGCGCGGTTGCGTGTCACAGGTGAGCGGCTACGGGCGGTCAGATTGCCGTTGGCTAGTCGTCTCTGGTGATTAGCAGCCTGTCAGCGAGGATCACATCGCCCCCGCTAGTGCTGCCAACGTTTGTCCGATTCAGGAACATCAGCCAGCGGTCCGATTCGCCGTCATGCGCCCACGAATAATCAATGTCCTGGACATAAGGGGAGCCAGGCTCATTAGGCTGGATCACAATCGGAGGCGTCACGTACATACTTTCCACCCGGCTCAATTCGGTCGTCGCTACAACATGCCCCACCCTGCCGGTCGTCCAATTGCGAACAGTGCCATCGTGACCCATCCCAACTATCATCTTGGTCCGGACGCGGTACGTTCCTGCTGGCCAGGTGGACGCTGGGATATAGAGCGTCGGATAGCTTGCGGACTTGTCGACGCACAGGCCACCAGCCGGCACATCGAGATCGCCCCAGACCGTATCGGCTACCGTCAGGGAGCCATTGAGCACGACGAGATCGGCATAAAACTCCGGGTTGTCGACGTCGAAATCTGCGTCAAGAGCCGCGTCGATTATGACATTCCCGGCGGGCACCGGTTTGTAGAGACTCGATAGCGACCACGGCCCCGGCCCGTATGAGTTGACCGCTCGTGTCTGGATATAGCGCTCCACATCGGGATCCTCAGCCAGAATATACGGGCTCGAAATGTCCTGGATGGTGGCCCAACTGACCTCATCCACAGAGTGCCGCAGGTCGTAGCGCGTGATCGGCGCATTCCCCGGCTTTGTCGGGGGGACGAATGTCACCTCGATCTCGCCCTCAGGGTTACTGGCCACGGACGGTGCTGCCATCGCCCCCGGCTCATCCGTCAGCAATTCAATCAACTCGAAGGTGCCGCTCTGGATCGTGGCGACGTCCGTATCGGCCCGATAGCCCGTGAACTCGCAGGCCAGCACGCCGTTTGCATCAGTGAACGTCAGCACACCATATTGATAGTTTGACGAGACGACTTTCCCGCCGCTGTAAGGTCCGCCTTTTTGGCTGTTTCCGTTGCCGAGAGGCGCTGCATGACAGACGCGGATGCCCCCGGGCGCATTACTGCCATCGTCATAGGCGAGCATGTGGGCATCCCCGGAAATCATGACGACCCTATCGGAAACATTGCCGGGACCAGTGACACCGGTGAAATAATCCACAAGCTCGGCGCGCTCGGCCGCATACCCGGCCCAGTAATCCTCTCCCTCGCTCGCCGCCCCGATCCACGGCATTGTGTTGGCCCAGATCATGGCGCGGTCCTGATTGGCGGCGAGCCAGTCAAACTGGGTTTTCAGCCACGCAACCTGCTCAGGGCCGAGCATTGATTTAGTGCCGTCATCGGGCTTGGTTTTTATGTGGCGTGCCGATCGCCCATCACAGACCACCAGACGGACCCGGCCAATATCGACGTGATAGTAGATTGGGGAATCTGCACCCTCACTGGCCAGATCCGGGTGCGGGACCAAATCCCGATACCCGTCAAGACGAGATTGGCGGTATGCGACCGGCGTGCCATCCGCTTCGAATCCGTAGCTGTCATTTGCTCCGAAATCGTGATCGTCCCACATGTAATAGGTGGGGATCTGCCGGTGCATTTTGCTTCGGACAGGGTCTCCAAACGCTGCTGTTATCTCGTTAATCCACCGTGAGGCGTCTGCCCCGGTGTAGTCAGGATACAGCCAATCCCCGAGATGGATAAACGCGATCGGATCCCGCGCCTGCATCCGCGCATAGGTCTGGGTGTCGTAGGCAATCCGAGAGCAGGAGCCGAATGTCAGGACAAAGCTCTTTGGCTCGCCTGCCATTGGCAGGGTCGAAAACCGGCCCCGCTTTTTGAGATAAACCGTGTCCTCCACGCGCACGGCGCAGTGATATTGCGCATCCGCATCAAGCCCGTCCGCGCTGAGCTTGATCAGCCTATCGGTTACCTCTGCCTCCGGGCCGAAAACCACATCAGCCGAGAAATCCTCGTGCGGCGAGACCGCGAGGCGCGCCATGGTGCCGTCCGGCACGGCCAGCTTTGTCGAGACGACAATGCCATCCTCGCTCTGCGCGCCGGTCCAGATGAAATCAACAATCGTGTCGTCCGTGTCGTCATAGACGACACCGCCGACCCACTCGCCAAGATGGCGCACCCTGACCGGCGGGCCGCCGACCGTCGAAACGCCATCGAGCCACGCGCCGCCCTGCCTGCGAAACAACATCACGCGCCCCCCGCCGTATCGTGCCAGAGGTCATGATCCTCCGCATTGGCTGGCTCGACCGAGCCGATCCAGTAGACCGCCGTTGCGCCGGGCGGGCGGGCGGTTGCTGCGCTCGTGCCGTGGTTGACGACCGCCAGCAGTCCTGCTCGCTGGGCTGTCGAGATCGGCTTGTCGGCGTCTGCGGTATTGTCGACGCTGCCGAGCCCGACCTGCGCAGCCGTGACTCCGTGCGGGTTGTCGGTGTCGCTGACATGGGATGCCGGGGCAAAGTCGAGTTCCGGCGTGTTGGATAGGTCGCCGTAATCGCCGCTGGTTGCCACGGTTGCGAGGTCGCCGGGCTGCACGGCGCTGTCCGCGAGCTCGCCCTGCGCGGCTGTCGCGAAATCGCCTGTTGCCGCGCTGGCGGCGCTTCCCGCATCGGTAATCTGCGCCAGCGTGTGGGTGTGCTCCGACGCCGCCTTGCCGTCGAGCGCGCCTTGCAGTCCGGCCACTGTCGCAATCGCCTGAGTGCCGGTGTGATTGGAACGCGCAAAAGCATCCGCGCCGATCCCGGTCGGATCGTAGATCGCGGCGTCCATATCCCCGCCACCACCACCACCGCCGCCGGATGCGGAAATCCTGATCGTCTCGCCGTCCGGGGTCAGAGTGACGTTCGCGCCGGCGGTCAGCGTATTGCTGATGACGGCGCGAGACTCGGTAGCGAAATCCGTCACGTCCAATGCGGTGTGCTGGTGGCTGGCGGCGGCGAAATCTCCAGCGTCGGATTGCGCCGCCGTGCCCACCTCGTCATGCCAGACGGCGCTCTCGGCAAGGTCGGTCTCCACCGCCCGATGCACCTCCGGCGTGATCGCGCCCTCCTCGTTGTCGCGAATGCGGCTCTGGAGGTCAGAAAGAAACTTGCTGCGGGAAACTTTTGCCATTGCGGGCCTCCTAGCGTTCGCGGATGCGGATCAGCGCGGTGCGCTCGTCAGCGCGCGCTGGAATGTTGTCGGTTGTGATGCGGCAGGTGATGCGGGCCGTGGTCAGGTTCTGCCCGCCCGAGGTCCAGACGGTCACGACGCCGCCCAAAGATGCGCCCGTGTCAGTCTCGATATTGTCTGCGATGATTTCGTGGCTGGCGATGCTCTCGCCCGCAGCCAGCCAGCCGCTCCAGTCAAACCCGTAATCAAGGATTGCGTCCGGGTCTTTCGGCTGGAATTTATTGATGCACGACGCCTCGTCGCCATGCGTGACGACGTAGATGCGCGATGGCGGCGTAGCGGTGATGACGCCAGACGGGCCGGAGCCGTAGGCACCAGAATAGCCGCTAGAATATGCTCCCGGCATACTCCCTCCACGTCAGTTTGTTGTTTTGGATTGTGCGCCGTGGCGCGAGAGGGTCAGGCGGTCAGGGCCTGGTCCCAGAGGGCGTCAACCGCCTCGTCAGTCAGTTCGAGCGCGCTCGCTACCTGCGCCATCAGCGGGTGCAGACGCTCATAGTGCGAGGCATACTCCCATTCGACTCGCGCCTCGTCTCTTGCTGCCTCGTCAGGGATGGCCTCGATTGCCGCCTCGACCGTGGCCAGCGAGATACCAGCGCGGATCAGCGTCAGGCGTAGCTGACGGGCGGTGATGGGCGGGAGGGCCGCGCGGCGCTCTTCGGGTGTGGGTTCGGGCGGCGGGTTGTGCTGCCATTCCGCGCCATCCCATTCGTAATCAGCGCCCGGTTTCAGCGGCACCTCTACGGTGCCTTCAGGATAGCCCGCGACAGTCTCCGGCGAGGGTGTGCCAATCGTCTGCCAGTAGCCGCGCGAGGGGTGGAAGAAGCCGTGCTCATACATGACGCACCTCGGTAATGAAGGTTTTGCTCATGCTCCCTGTGAATTTATAGTGCCAGTCGGCAGGAATGATGGCAGAGCCAGTCTTGCCGATGTGTGTATTGGAGCCTCCCAAGTTTATTACCGGAAGCCAGTTCTCCCCATCATCGGATATCTCTAGAACGGTGTTGGCGCCGCTTGCGTTGTCAAAGCGGAAACCAAGGAAGATTGGGTGATTGGTCGCGTTGTGATATGCGGTTCCAAGACTGCGCGCAGCGGTCACATCGACAAGTTCATACCCTTCGCCAAACGCCCCCAGTGCCTCCACTGCCTTGCGCACCTGCGCCGGCGTTGGCGCGGCGCGCGTGGTGTTGGTCCCAGCTTCCCATACCGCATCGCTATGGCTCGGCAGGCGAGCGGCATTGACAGTGCCTGCATTCAGGTTGCTTGCATTGCGGTAGTAGGCCTTGTCGCTGCCATCCAAAGTGCTGGCGTTGATGCCGAGCCCATCCACGAAAGCCTTGTCGATGCCGAGGCTTGAGCGCGCCGCTGCTGCGCTCGCTGCGCCAGTGCCACCCCTTGCCAGCGGCAAGGTGCCCGCATTGATGTTGTTCGCGTTCCGGTAATAGGCAGGCAACTGCCCGCCCAACTTCGCCGCGTTCTCGACGGTCAGGCCGCCGCTCTCTCCGAGGTCGGCCTGCCGCACATAGCGTGAGTCCGAGAATGCCCGCGTTGTCACCTCGTCATTGGCCGATGGATTGGCCGCCTTGACTTGCCCGGTGCCCGTCCGCTTGACGATGCTGTTGTTGCTGACGGCGGTGTTCGGCTCCGCGCCCTGCAGCTGCTTGACGTTGACGTTGTATTCGGTCTCCAGCGCGCCCCATGTGCCGCCGGAATATACCTCCCACCGCTTCTGCGACTGCGACCAGCGGATTGCGCCCTCGGGCACGTTGCTGTGCGAGCCGACCGACAGCCATTGCGCGAGCGCTGTCTTGATCTCGTTCAGCCGCGCCAGTCGGGCGAGATAGCCATCGGTCGAGAGAAAGTCCTTGAAGTCTGCCATCTAGCTCCCCGTAATCGTGTAACTGACAAGAGCGTTGATCGGGTTGCCGTCCAGATCCCACGCGTAGAGATTGAAGCTGTCGGGCTCGTCATCCCAATCGACGCCGGCATAGCCGCGCTGCCCGTCAGCGATCGAAACCACGATGCTTGAGATGTCGATGAACGGCTCATCCGGCGTCACCGCTGTCGGGTTCGCCGTCACCTGCGCGGCCCCGCTCTCGGTGATCACCTCGATCGCAACCACGGTCATCAGCTCGTCAATCTTGACCAGCCCGGTATCGTCGCCGGACGCCACGTCCACGGTCACGCGGATGAAGCGGAAATTTGTCGTATAGGCCTCGTCCGCCTGCAGGTCAGTCCACGGGTCTGACGCGCTCTCGCGCACCTCGATATTGGTCGAGACTGTCGGGCTGCCGGCGATCACTGAATAGATCGGTTCGGCCGTCACCTTGCTGCCCGGCACGACAACGCCGCAATCGTATTCCAGCACGATCTCCCCGCTCGGCAGGGTTGGCTGCGCGTAGATCGGATAGCCCGCGTCGATCTGATCCTGTTCGCTGGCCCAGCCGCGCGAGGCGAAATGCTCCCCGTATTCCTCGCTGGTATCCACCGGCAGCACCACACCGCCCGCTTCGAGCATCGCGTTCTCGTGCGTGACCACCGCCTGCACGATGCCGTCAGGCGTCTCGGTCGTCGTCCAGTCCACCTCGAACGGCGTTCGGAACGAGCTGAACAGGCGATATCCGCCCGGATCGGTCAGCGTGTTTTCGCGCGAGGATGCCGCGCTCTCATTGCCCGCCGTGTCGACCGCCGTCACCCAATAGCGATAGGTGCCGCCCTGTGATTCAAACAGCGCGAAGAAGGTGGTCG